AATCGCATTAAATAGCTCCTTTGGTAATAATGTAATATCGGCTACAGGTATAAAATTCACAAATACTTTGAATGTGCCATAATGTTGCCCTGATTTTGCTTCAACCTCAATAAACCCCTCTTTGACATAAATATCTGTTAGTTCTTTGGCATCATTTAAAGCATTTGCGCTGTAAAAATCGTAATCCGGAATTTCAACATCTTTATTGTAAAACTGGTCTTGTTTTGGCAATATATTATTTATAGCCGTTCCTCCATAACAAATTAACTTCTTATTGCGAATAAAATTCTCAACGATGGCAATGATTCGTTTAATTTCCGGTGAATTTGCGGATTTTCGTCCCTGTCGTTCTTCGGCTTTGTCTACCGCGGTGCGAAGAATTGCTAATTCACAGTCTTCAAATTTCATTGTTTTATCACAAATTTCTTTTTTCATTATATAATAGTCTTAATATATAATGATAATAATTATTTTTTGTATAAAATATTATAAAAATAAAGTGTCTAAATTAACTGTTACAGATTAAATATTAAAACTGAAGTAATCAGATTTAACAGTGCGCGGAGCATAAGACAATGCGGGGTCCTGTGGTGGCGGTGCCGGAACAGTTGTCTGTGTATATCGTAATGCCAATGGCTTCAAAACAAACGCACTATTATTTTCATCAAAGAATACCTCATTTTCCTCAATATTTGAATCGACATTTGAATAACGCATAGCCAACATTTGACACCCAGTCTCTCGTAAAACAACTGAACTAGGATTATCCGGATTTGAACCAGGATTTGGAATGCCAATTGTCATACATAATCGATTATATTGTATCAACTCATTTATATCTGAATTGTATTTAATATCGTCAAATGTTAGTTCTCTCATGAATAATGAATTACTCGTCATATTTACATACTCGTAGAATTCTTTACACTCTAAAAATGCCAAATTACTTCTATCTACAATAATAGAAATTTTGCCCATTAATGCGGACAATGGAGTCGCACCATAATTGGTTATAGCGTTATTTTTCATATTTTCAAAACTATATGATTTGCCCATCAACATATCTGAATATTGTTCAAAAATCTTCGCAAAATTCTTATACATTTTTTGATTTTCGCTCTTGATACGCAAGTGGAAAATAATGGGGTCCGCTGGATTTGGAGCACCAGAAGACGAAAATGCGTTATTCACTACAGCAGCCATAATATCGCTAAATTTAATATAATTAAATGTCTCTTTTACACAATAGTTATCGGAAGTGCTGGTTGCGACTACTGGGTGGTCATCAATGGAGTAAATCTCAAAATCCAATCCTCTTACGCCTTGTTTCAATATGTCTTTTAAGGAACACATGGATACATAATCATTTGTGTAATTGCCACCACTACAACAATTGTAAGCCGATTTAATATAATAATCTCTTAAGTTATTTTGAAATTTTGGTTGTGTAGTATTTATAGAAATTATATTTGTATTTAGGTTTCCGTAAACTCCATCCATTAGCTGGCAATTACGTGTGAGCATATTATCAGCCATATTTATATATATTGTAATACCAATTGCTAGACCTATAACACCTCCAATAATTGCGCCCATTTTGTCCATTAGTCCTTGACCTAAAACACTAAACATTATTGTCATTATAATTATGAGTGCTATACCACCAAAGTTGCCTGTTCCAGTGTAATAAAAATAATATAAAAATGCGATAACTATTATTGCTAGTGTTAGCATAGTTAATAATGTGATTGATGTGGATTCTGACATATCTTTTATTCCTTTCATAGCATCTTGTATATTTTGTCGTGCTATATCTGTTGTATTTGTTGGATTTGTTGACATCTTTTATATATTACTCTATAAATATATTTTTTTGAAATGTAATAAAATGTAATTAATATTAAATATAAACTAATAATTAGTTAAAAAAATAATATGATACTATTATAACAATTAAAAATGCCAGGAGGACTTATGAATCTAGTATCAATTGGACAACAAAATATTATTCTAAATGGAAATCCATCTAAAACATTTTTTAAATCGACTTATGCGCAATATACAAACTTTGGGCTACAAAAGTTTCGTGTTGACTTTGATGGGTCTAAAACATTGCGCCTATCTGAACCATCGACATTTACATTTAAAATTCCAAGATATGCCGACTTGCTTATGGATTGTTACTTAACTATAGCAATGCCAAATATTTGGAGTCCAATTATGCCACCACAAACGGTTGCTCAATCTGATGGCACTACTACATATACTGATTGGGCGCCATATGAATTCAAATGGATTGATAATTTAGGAGCCAAAATGATTTCAAAGATAAGCATTGTTTGTGGCAACTATACACTCCAGGAATACTCGGGTGACTATTTGTTGGCAGCTGTTCAGCGCGATTTTACCGGCGTTAAAAAGGATTTATTTGATGTTATGTCTGGTAACACACCGGAAATGAATAATCCAGGTAACTCTGGTTCGCGTGTCAACTCATATCCAAACGCATTTTATACTACCGATTTAGCTGGTCCTGAACCATCAATTCGCGGGCGTATTTTATATGTTCCTCTAAATAGTTGGTTTGGACTCAAATCACAAATGGCGTTTCCATTGACATCATTACAATACAATGAGCTACAAATAGTAGTGACACTTAGACCAATTAGTGAACTGTTCCAAATTCGTGATGTATTTGATACGACATATAATTATCCATACATTGCGCCTAATTTTAATTCTTGGTATATGCAGTTCTATCGCTTCTTACAACCGCCACCTGATATTGAATTAGGAATAACATCATACACTGATACTAGAACCTTGTGGAACGCTGATGTTCATTTGAATTGTACATATTGTTTCTTATCCAATGAAGAAGAGCGTCTATTTGCGCTGGAAGAACAGAAATATTTAATTAAACAGGTAAGAGAACAGCGATTTTTCAATGTAACTGGTCCAAATAAAGTGGAGCTTGATTCAATCGGTATGATATCTAATTGGCTATTCTATTTCCAAAGAAGTGATGCGAATTTAAGAAATGAATGGTCAAATTACACTAATTGGCCGTATAATTATATGCCTCTTGATGTTGTTCAAGCATCGTCTAGTGGTGATTTCTTAATTTATAGAACGGATGCTGGCGGTGCTCTAGTTCCTGTCTATATTGGTCCCGGTGTTAATCCAAGTGGCAATTTAACAGGTCTCTTAGTTACGTCAAATTATTCGCCTGAAAATGATAAGATGATATTGGTAGCAATGGGTATTTTGTTAGATGGGTCTTATAGAGAGAATATTCAGGCTGCTGGAATTTATAATTATATTGAGAAATACACCAGGACTAGCGGTAATGCGCCTCAGGGTCTCTATTGCTACAATTTTAGTATTAATTCAAATCTTTCAGATTTACAGCCATCAGGCGCAATGAATATGAACCGATTTAGTCAGATAGAGCTGGAGTTTACGACAATTATACCGCCACTAGACCCTTTAGCCCAGAGTTTGTCAATTTGTGACCCACAGACAGGTCAAGTAATTGCTGTTAATAAGCCAACCTGGCGCATTTATGACTACAACTTTAATCTAGTATTATTTGAAGAGCGCATTAATGTTGTCAACTTTATTGGTGGCAATGTGGGTCTAATGTATGCGACATAAGAGTCTAATAATAATGACATTTTATTTATAAAGATACAGACAAACATCATCTGAAAATACTCTATATATTAAATAGAATGCCACATAATTTGATATCCAACACCAAAAACTACCCCATGTATATGTGTCATGATACAATATATAACTAATTCCTGCTAGAAGATTCATTACTATTAGAAACAACCATTCTTTATTTACTATATATCTAATAGACAAAAATAAAATCCAAATAACAGTAGTTGCTAGTCCCCAATTTAACCAATGCCAAGCCAGATGACCATTTGATGCGGGAATAGTTCTAAAGTCAATTGATGACCACGGTTTTATTACAAATGCTGCTACTACAAAACACAAGTAAGCAATTATTGTGACATATTTAATTTGTTCATTGTTAACAATAGTCAATGTTGCGAATATTGGTTGTAAAACTATTAATAATAATCCTAACTGAGACAATATACGATTTGAAAATGATTTAGACCATATAAAATACTCAACTAATTGCATTAGCATAAATGATTGACAAAATATAAAGACTGACAATGATATTTTACTATTTACATACGCAAATATACACGCAAATAATCCTAATATGTATGTATTCAACGATACTTTTGCGCTCCAACACATTATAATAATACATAATATTATTATAATATAGTAACCAGCAAAAAAAATATTATTTATATAATGCTGTATTGGAAGCATTTGCTGGAGTTGGTCCAATATCATAGAACATTCCAGTTGCTGATAGCGTTTTTTTGTATTCTGGTGTTGACCTGTATTGCTCCGGAGCAGCCGAATATTCGTATGCTAATTTGTCATTATAAATTTGTGTTTGTAAGTTGAATGTAGGCTCCCATACCTTATACCCGTCATATGGTCTAGGAACTTGAGCATCTTTATCTATTATTGTGGCACTTGAACCAATATCATATGTTAAGGAAGAATGTTGCGGATTTTGATTATAAATTAGACGTCCTGTTTCTAAAGTGTCGGCAGGCACATATGTCTGAGGTGTCAATGGTTTAGATTGTTCAGCTACAAATTTATCATGAACTTGTTTTAATAGTGATTGACATCCATCTTGATAACAATCTACATCAGTTGAACATTGCTTGCCAGTTTTAGAACATTTAGAATTATAACACGCGTTTTGGCAACCTTGACTATCATTTAATGGCATATTTACATTATGACTGTAGTTATTAATATTGTTGTCATTATTATTCTCATCAGCCAATTGTGTATTAATATTTGAATTGCTTTTATTAAATGTATTTGGGTCATATGTAATGTTTCCATATAATATATTGTCAACAGTTGTTGTAGGTTTTGTTGTAAACCCTTCTTTAATTCCAAAAAAATCTGTGTTAAATAGTTGTGTCACTAAAGCAAAGAATAATATAATTACAATAAACGATAAAATAATGTATTTGTATTTATCTATTATATTCATTATAGTCATTATAGTAATCCTATAAAATATAATTATATAATTTAAAATTTTTTATTCATTATAAAATCTAAAATCTAAAATCTAAAATCTAAAATCTAAAATAGTTTTTGTTATATTAGTTTTAGTTATTAGTAAATTATCTACAAAATTTAATATATATTTATTATAAATAATGTCAGA